AAGAGGGGGCCCATGCCTTCTAAAAATATCTGATGCCTTCTAAAAGCATGTGATTCCTTCTAAAAGCATCAGGTGGGGTTTCTAAAGTGGTCCCCGCCTTCCGAAATTATCTGTTTTTTTCATGAAGGCTCGTTTATTTTTATGAAATAGCTTTTTTTCTTGAGCAGATTGCCCATTGAGCCCAGCCCTCTAGAGATATATGGTATCTCTATATAGAGATAGAGCCCTATATATAGAGATAGAGCTATGGGGGTGGTTAATTTAGAGGGAGGTATAAGGAGGGGGACCTTTATCAGGAGGGGGTTGACATAAGGGCGGGGTGTAGTCTAGGGTATAGAGGCTTTCCCCGTTAAGGTGATGGATGAGGGGGAGGGTTCCTAATGGCCCTCTCTCTCTTTCACTTTTTGGAGGTCCTGTGAAGATTAGTGTTGCTAGATACAAGGAGCTGAACTCCGAAGGGCTCCTGGGCTACGCAGATTTGATGCTTGATGATGTTGGCGTGGTGATTAGAGGATGCCAGTACCGCAATGGGGTCAAAGGGACCTGGATTGCAGTGCCCTCTCAGAAGTATGAGGCACAAGGCAAGACCAAGTACGCCGGCCATGTCGGGTTCCCCGATAATGATGTGTACGTTGACTTCCAGGTCTCGGCAAAAGAGGCCATTGAGGAGCACCTGGGCGCTGGCCTGGATATGCCCTCTCAAGATAACGTGCCATTCTAATACGCACGTAGTTGACATATTGGTTTATCTGTGCTAGGTTCGTGATTCACTTAGCCGGGTAAAGCAATGTTACATACGTGGAGCGACTATCGGGACCAGGGCACTCTTGCGCCTGCGTCCATTCAGATGCCGGAGGAGCTGCTTCGTCTCAAAGCGAAGAGGGTCGGGACCCGGTACCTTGTTTTGTTGTGGGCCCATCTCTACTCTGCGGCAGATGAGGAGGGCAAGGTCTTCATCACCATCCAGGACGTTGCGGACATCGTTGGGTGCAAGCGCCGCTGTGCCTCTTACGGGCTAGAGACCTTGAGAGACAACGGTTTCATCTCTACTAAACGTGGGTACCGCGGGCTTATCGTCACGCTCAGCACACCAAAACACTAGGAGCCACCATGAGCCAGTTCTCTGGGACTCCCTTCGTCGTGGTCCCCCTGTACCTTATCCAGCCGCATGACTCGAAGCCATTGCCAGCCAACACACTCATCACCTGGTGCTGGCTGCAACACCACATCAACAAGAACTCGGCAGCATGCTTCCCCAGCATCAACACCCTGGCCGAAGAATCCGGCATCTCAAGGCGGGGCGTTCAAAGAGCACTCTCACACCTGGAGGGCTTAGGCGCCATCAACATCGAACAACGACAAAACAGGTCGTCTCTGTACTACCTAAACTACGGGAAATGTGTCACTGGTGACGCCCCTACCGCGACACCCATGACACCCCCTAAAAAAGCAAAAGCTAAGAAAAGCGGGGGGTTGTCTTCCAAGAGGGGTGACACCCATGACGCCCCTGACGCGACACTGGTGACACGGGTGACACCCATGACGCCTGGGGGTGACACCCATGACGCCCCCCTATATAGTGAATTAGAACAAGAAGAAGTTAACAAGAAGAAGATACCCCTTGTAGTTCCCCTTAGTGTTTCTCGCATAGTGGAGTTGTACAACGAGGTCTTCGTTCCGCATAAGCGTTCTGGGAAGCAGGCCAGGGGAATCACCCGTGGCAGCAAGATGTACGTTCGTTTGAAGAAGCGTGCCCAGGAGCGGCCTACGGAGTCTGAGTGGTCTGAGATGTTTGAGGCGGCGGCGTTGATACCGGGGTGTGTGGGGGCGACGAAGAAGTTCCCGAGGGGGTTCACGCTGAAGAACTTCAGTCATGCCAGCAATCTGGATGCGATTTTAAACGGCGACTTCGACAACTGGGAGGACCGTGAAGAGGACGGCCCCCGGTCTTTTAGGGAGCAAGACCGTATCGCGGACTCTGTTGAGGACCTGAAGATGAAGGTTCGATCTTGGCTCCGCGACAGACTCGACCAAGGCCAGACAGACTTCCGCGTCTTCTGGGATGACGTGAGAAAAAAGATTGTCCTCGGCCTCCAAGCCAGAGACATCGCCAAAGAAGAAAAACGAGTTATCGAAATCACCAAAGCCATGTGGCAAGAAATGCTCACCGAACACAGAACAACTTCACTTCATACCCATCACTAGGAGAAAGCACATGATGAACAAAGAGCTGGCTATCCACCACATGCTCAAGATGTACAACCGCAAACCAGATGACAGAACCGTCATGAACTACATGGAGGTCTGCCGCGATTACGAAAACGAAGATGTCATCTCGGCTGTCAAGCTGCTCATCGGCTTGAGCGAAGCGCTGCCATACCCAAGAACACTCGCCACCACACTGGCACGACAGTTCAACAGCAAGGATAAAAAACGACGCTGCGAAGACTGCGAGAACAAAGGGTACAGAGAAGATAACAGAGAACACGATATGAACGGGCTCGAGAACTTCAGCCGCGGCGCTGTCACACGGTGCCACTGCGGCGCAGGGGTTCACGCCAACAATGTGAACTTCACACCAAAAGAACAGGTACGAGTAGGAGCCTACGCTGCCATCCTCGCAGGAGATATAGCCGTAAGAGCCGTGGACGGCGAAGTCATCACGTCACCAGAGCACTGGGCGAAGTACGTTTGGACCAAGGAGAACTTTGAGGCGTTCTGCCGCCTGGTAAAGGATATGACGATGATGGACCTCGTCTTGGCAAAACAAGTCATAGAAGAGGTTGACGCCATAGACTGCCAGACGATACCACTCGAGGTTGCTACAGATGTGAAAAACCGTGTTAAGCTTATGCCCAAAGAGAGCATGTTCAACGCAATTGAAAGATGACAACCAGAACATAGAGGAGCTTCTGCTCAGGATTAATGCCCTGGCGAGGATTAACCAGGAACTCGCAGAAGAGGTGGACAGACTCAACCGCGTAATCCGAGCGCTGACCGGGCCGGCAGATATGCAAAGAAGGTCACACATGCTGGTCTGGAGGCAGGGCAGAACACGAAGCCTCGAGAAGATTCTCTCCGCTGTTGCCGAGATGGAAAGATGAAAGACCCAACCGATATACAGTTCACTATACCCATCGCACCCAAAGGCAAATCACGGCACAGGACAGCCAAAGGCCGGGCCTATACGCCGAAAGAACAGGTCCGCTGGGAACAACAGTTCGCGCTTTTTGCTGCCCAGTACAGGCCAGTACAGCCGTTTGAGGGGCCGCTTGGTCTCTATATTACAGCCACCTTCGCCAGGCCCAAACGCCTTCGTCGTAAGAAAGACGAGACAGAGCGACCAGGGAGACTCTTTCATTTTCAGAAACCAGACGCGGACAATGTGCTAAAGAGCATATGCGATGCGTTAAACGACACCGGGTGGTGGAACGATGATGCACAAATTGCCTTTACTAACATCACGAAGTATTTTGAAGAAATTGGCGGCAAAGGACCGCGTATCTCCTGCCGGGTCGTTCAACTCGACAACCCGTAAACGCATAGAGGTCGTCCTCGCAGCAGCAGCCGACTCCCCGGAGATGGGCCCCGTGCTGCCGGAACTGGTCAAGCTGCTCCGTGAAGTGGAGCGCATGGACGAGGTCATTCGCTGCGGAGATGAAATTATTGAAGCCCTTGTCTGCGAGATTGCTGACCTGACTGGAGTATCGGTGTGCGACGTAAACTGACCCTACACACTTGCACCCTGACCGTGTGCATCGCACTTCTAGGCGTAAAGAACCTGGACAAGTACGACTACTCAAACCGGATGGCCTGGTGCCTCGAGGTCCAGAACAGAGCAGAGGCCAAGGGTGTAGACCCCTTCCTGGTCGCCGGGCTGGCGTTCCATGAAAGCTCCTATCGCAACGCGGTGTCCAGGGTTGGGGCGCAGGGCGTCCTCCAGGTCATGCCCGGTATCCACTGCAAGGAAGGCAAGCCGTGTGACCTGATTGACGTTGGCCTTGAATATCTTCAGTATTGGGTGACCAGGACCGGGTCTCAGGCCAGGGCTGTCTGTCACTACAATTCTGGGAACCGGTGCCTGCCGGCCTCGGCCCGCTGGGCCACCAAGGTGATGAAGACCGTAAAGAAGCTCAAACAAACCTGCCAGGAGGAAGAGATGCCAAAGGTTGGAAAAAAGAAGTTCCCATACACAACGAAGGGCAAGGCTGACGCCAAGACTTACGCCAAGAAAACTAAGAAGAAGGGCGCCAAGAAGAGATGAACAAGGACCCGAATGAAGAGCTGCTTGCGCTGTACCGCGAGGCCGTCGCCGCCACAAAGAAGGGTGACCTCGAGTCTGCCGCGGATGCCGTGCTCCAGGCCAGCGCCTACCAGGGTATCGTCAACGGGAACATGAAGGCCCTAGAGCTTTACCTCGTTGGCAGCGGCGTCATCCAGGGCGTCCAGGACAGAAGCCGGGTCGCCTCCCGGATTGCCAACAGCGCCGTGAAGCTCATCGCAGAGCAGGAAGAGGCGGAGGAGGCGGAGATAGACTACGCCGCAAGGCTGGCAGAGGTTGAGGGTGAGTGACGCCAGAGCGGAATATCTCCGGCGGTGCGAAGACGACCTCTCCTTCTTCTGCAAGAACGAGGTCTGGATTCGTCCCAAGCACAAGGTCAAAGGCGGGCTCATACAACTAGATATGAACCCAGGCCAGTTAACCCTACACAATACCATCGAGGAACTGGACACACAAGAACGCGCCGTCTGGCTGCTTGTCCTCAAGCACAGGCAGTGGGGCTCATCTACCTTTTTCCAGGCGATGACCATGCACCGCTGTCGCTTTGTTCCCTACACAGAAGCCCTCGTTATCGCAGACCGCGAACGCACAACCAGGAAGCTGATGGGGATGAACCGGCGCATGTGGGAGAAGTTCTCTCCCGCAATCAAAGACGACTGGAGCAGAACCGTCGAGCGCACAGACTCCCAGTACGAATGGGAGAACGGTTCAGTCCTCTCAATCGACACAGCCGGTCAAAGCCAAGCCGCCCGTGGCACAACCGCTGACCTCATCCACTGCTCCGAGGTCGCCTTCTGGAGCAACGGGGACCGCATCATCCCAGCCATGACCTCCTCTTTGGCCGACGTGTCAGGCTCCATCTGCGTGATGGAGAGCACATCCGCAGGCCCACACGGTATCTTCTGGGAACTATGGGAGCAGGCAGAGGACCCATGGTCGCAATGGACAAGGGTCTTTGTCCCATGGACCTCACACCCAGAGTACGATGACACCGAGAAGCTGGACCCCGACCTCAAGGACATCGGTGACCGGGCAGCAGCCGGGGACAAGAGCGCCCTCGATGACCTGAAACACCTCAGCCAACAAGAACACGACTGGCTCATTAACGGGGAACTCAACCTCGGCCAAGTCTACTGGCGGCGAAGAACCCTGGCCACCCGGCTCATGGGCAAAGAGGAAGAGTTCTGCCGGGAGTATCCGTCCACAGCAGAGGAGGCGTTTCGCTCTGCGAGCTACAATTTCTTGAACGCCAACGGCCAGGAGCGACAAAAGGCTGCTGCTGTAGAGGTGTTTACGTGCTACGATATCCTGCTTGACGACGCCTCGCTTGGGGATGAGGGGGTGCGAAGAGAGAAGGACCCGCTGCTTGTAGCGCTAGATAGCGACCCAGAAGAGCGGGTAAAGCCCGTGGAGTCTGCGGATGGCTGGATTCAAGTTATCGACCCTCCTGATGGTGACAAGCGATACATTGTTGGCTTTGACCCGAGCGAGGGGACAGGCGGGGACAACGCTGCGTTCGTGGTTCGATGCGACGGCAAGATTGTTGCTGTTGGTTGTCGTAACGATATTGGAACAGACCTTCAGGCACTGTATCTTGACGCCATTGGACGCTGGTATAACAATGCTACACTCAATGTTGAACGCGCTGGCGGTGGGCTCGGTGTAATCAATACGCTCATCAGGCTCGTCTACCCAAACCTCTACGGGCAAGAGTCGTTCGATGAGTACGGACAGAAACAGGGGCGTAAGATTGGGTTCACGCCTACGCAGGAAACCGTTGCCACACTGCTGTCGATGATGCGGCACGACCTCAACTCCGGGACCACGCTGGCAAGACACCCACGGCTGCTCAAGGAGATAGGTTGGGTCAAGCGTATCGCCAAGCGCAGCCGCGACGACACCGTCAGACACACCTGGAGATGCCCAGGGAAAGGCAGGGAACTCAAGGACGGGTCAAGAATAAGCGATGACATGTTCCGCGCCTGCGCCCTGACAACCATACCGGCTAGAGACTCAGAGTGGGTCCGCGAGATGGAGGAGACAAGCTCTGTAAACACCGAGCCAGAGAGGGCCGCAATCACCGCGATTGGGTATCATTTGAATAACCCGCTCTACGAGGACGAAGAGAAAGTGCTTGTGTCAGAGGGCGGATATGACCTAATAGATATAGTGCCGGAAGACCTGGACGAGATACCAGACATGCCGACACCGTAGGGGCCATGGACGCAATGATAATCATATGCTCGCTTCTCATCGTCGGACACGCAGTTACGATTGCCGCCGTCATGTTCAACATGACCAAAATAACAAAAGAGTTCCGGCAGATAGTTTTGGAGCGTGAAGAAACACACAGAACGCTGTATGCTATAGGCCCAGATACCGAGTCCGACTCTAGCGATGAACACCACGTAACGGAGTATATGTGATGCCGGTAGGAGAACTGTTTTCTTATGAAGCGCCGGCAGAGAGCCCAAGCTGGCGCGATTACGCTGGCGGCCTGCTCAAGCTGGGCGCTCTAGTCGCATCACCTGTCGTTGGCGGCGCCCCAGGGATAGCACTCGCCCTTGGTGGCGGGCTCGCGGGTGAGGCGGTGAGCGGCGGTGACTGGGAGGATATTCTGCTGTCGGGCGCGGAAAGCGGCGGGCGTCAGGCATTGCAGACCTGGCAGTCAGGAGAGCTTGCGAAGCAAGCGGCGGCCCTGCGACTAAAGGAGCAAGAGGAGTTCTCCAAGAGGCTTGGTGCGCTCATTACCCCGCCGACCGAAGCAGTACCCAGCCGTGGCCTGGGGATTCCTGGGCGGGGACACCTCCGTGCGGGTCCCGGCGCGTTGGCGGAGGCCAAGTTCGACTTTGCGGATAAGGACCCAAGCTATGCTCGGGACGAGTTTATTGGCCCGCCACGAACCGTTTTTAACGACCCACCGGGGACCTTTATGGACCCATTTGTTCCTCGGCTCGAAATGCCTGCGTCACTTCCAAGCCTTGTGGCCCCTACGCCACAAGGAGGGTCGCGTTATCTAGAATATGGCCCGCAGATGGACCCTGTGCTGTCAGCGCTCAGCCCGGAGCACGGCATGCTCCGAGAACCCTGGCGGCTCCCTGGGGTGTTGCCCAGCTACCGCCTTAGACCATACTAGACCATGACAGCACAACAAGCAGACAGCGAAAGGAAACTACTGAAGCTCATTGAGGAGCGGCTGGAGTCCTGCCTGAAGGTCAAGAAAGACCGGATGGAAGAGGCCATGGTGGTTCTTCTCGCATACGGCGGGTTCTCGATTGATACCGCCAGGGACTTCGCGTCCAGAGCGCAGGGCTCAAGCCTGCCCCGCTGGTTTGAAGACAGGGTGGTCCTGAACATTCTCCAGCCGATTGCCAGAACGGCAGCGGCAATGGTGGTGTCGAATCACCCCACCTGGGTCGTAGACCCAATGGGTGACAGCACCCACCAACGCCAAGCTGCTCGCGGCGTCCAGAAGATGCTCGACTACTTCTACCGCACCAATAATCTGCCCGCCATTATGGACCAGGTTGTCCTCCGCAGCGTGCTGACCGGCTATGCCGGTGTCTATGTTGACTGGGACTCCCAGGTTGGCATTGGCGAGTACAAGGAAGCGAACGAGGGCCGAGATGGGTGGTTTGTGGTCGAACCAATCGACATCTTCTCCTGGCACCATGAGCCCGGCGTGGGCGGTGGGGATAGGGCGTTCTGGGGCATCCGCGAATCAACCATGCACATTGAAGAGGCGCGGCTGTTCTTCAACAACAACAACATATCGAAGGTCGTCTCCTCCGAGAAAGACGACACGGTTAAACGGCAGCTTCAGCTTATTGCCGACAATGAGGGTGTAAACCTGGACTTATCTGAGGATGCAGACCGGGTTCGGGTGCTCCACTATTGGCAGAAGCCAGGAGCGCAGTTCCCAGAGGGCCTTGAGGTGATCGTCGCCGGGGACACAGTTGTTTCATTCAAGGACCGACTGATTGGCGGGGAGTTCCCCATCTACACCATGAAGTTCTCCTTGGAGCCCCACCGGGACTACGCTTCCGGCATTGGGACAAGCCTTCTCCAACTCCAGCGTGACCTCACCGTGACGTGGAATGGTTACCGTGTACGCCGGGACCAAGAGGTTATGCCGCCGTGGTTTGTACCAAAGGGCTCCGTATCTCGTGGCATCAACACCAGGCCAAAGGCAATCAACGAGTTCAACCCCAGGATGGGCCCTCCACAGCAGATGTCGCTCAACCCCCTGTCCCTGGTGACGGGTGGGTTTGCTGAGCGCACTGTTCAGATGATGGAGTACGTCTCTGGTGTAAACGATGCCAGCCGGGGTGAGTCACCCACAAGCAACGCGACAGGACGCCTCACCGCGTTCCTTGCTGAGCTGGATAATCGCAGAATGGGCCCCACTGTCCGCGAGATGAGCGCAATGCTCAAGCGTGTTGGCAGGCGGATGATTAAGCTCTGGCAAGAGTTTGGCAGTGAGAGCATCGCTGTTTCGATTCTTGGCCGCGGGCACAGCGCTGAAATCGCAGAGGTGCGCCGCGAAGACGTTGTCTACTCGAGCATTGATATTGATGTGGCGAGCCTGATGCCCAGGACGCAGCCGCTTAGGCAGGAGACAATCTTGAACCTTCTCCAGATGGGCGTCATCCCGCCAGAGAAGGCACTAGACGCGCTCGAGTTCGGTGGGTTTGAGGAGGCTGTTGGCTTCCGCAGCGTAGAGGCAATGAACGCAAGGCAGGAATCAGAAGAGCTTGCCGACCTCACGATAGACATAGACAGCATCGTCGCTCAGGAATACGAGGAGCACGAGACACATCTTAAGGAACATGTCAAATATCTCCTGATTGAAAAGCCAGGAGACGCGATACGTGGTCGCTTTATGACTCACATTGAGAAGCATAAGGCGTTCATGCAACAGGCGGCAGCCGCACAAGCAGCCGAACAGCAAGGAGCGCCTAGTCCGATGGGTGGCCCTCCGGGATTACAGATAGCCGGGTCTCAGGCAGCGCCTGGGGGACTACCAATGGATATGATTGAATTCGCAGAGCCAGGAGTGGACAAGGGCGCAGAATCAGCCCTTGCCGCCATGGCCGGACTAGAACAATAGGAGAGAGAGATGGCAGAGCAACAGAGTTTACTTGGTGAAGAGCCAGACGTAAGTGGAATCGTGGAGGCAGCAGCAGCAGCGCCCGAGGCGGCGCCTGAGTTACCCCCGGAGGCTGCGATGATGGGAGAGCTTCCTCTTGGAGATGCCCCAGCAGCCGCGCCGGAAGGCGGGTTTGACCTTGACGCACTGTTGGCTGAGATTGAACAGGGCGAGGCGCCCCCGGCCCAAGAGGCTGCGCCACCCGGAATGAGCCCAGATGGGATGGCGGATATGATTCGCCAGGCCAGAGAGGCGGTCAAGCAGAGCGATGCAGCGGAGGACCAGGACCTTCTCACCAAGCGGTTCCAGGGAATAGAATCTGAGCTTAATCGAATCAGGGCTGAGCGAGACCAGCTTGCCTCGCAGAAGACTCGAGACAACATTACCTCGACCATCGACCACGCGGTCGCTGATGAGATGACGAAGCTGGAGATTGACCCCAAATCGGCAACAGGCCGAAGTTTTCTCCGAGCTGTTTCTCAGAACGTGATGGTCGCTGTGGCCCGTGAGCAAGCGCGCACTGGTCGCTCTGATATAGACAGGTCTTCGATCATGCAACAGGTGGGCACATACACCAAGCTTATCCAGGGCTTAGCTTCCGAACTGGCTGC